ATTATGAGTTAGGGCAGAAAGGTACTGAAGTAGTCAGTGCTATGGGAGTTAGGCGAGTAGACTTTAGTGAAGAAGAACTAGCTAAGTACGGCCAGTACTGCATAAACGATGTAGAGTTGACTCGCGGGCTATTCAACCACTTGGCTCCACACTTTAATAGGATTGAGATAAAGCTCATTGATATGACTATACGTATGCACACAGAGCCTAGTTTTATCTTAGACCTGCCTACGCTAGAGGATCACTTACACCATACCAAAAGGCGCAAAGAAGACCTACTGGCAGCTAGCGGTATGGCTAAAGAAGATTTAATGTCTAATCCTAAATTCGCTGATGTATTAAGATCGCATGGGGTAGTACCGCCTATGAAGATAAGCCCGACAACGGGTAAGGAAACATACGCCTTCGCTAAGACTGACGAGGATATGAAAGCATTATTAGACTATCCAGACTTTGACGTTCAAGCTATTGTTGCGGCTAGACTAGGCACTAAATCTACTATAGAAGAGACCCGCACCCAAACTTTTATAGAGATTGCTCATGCAAATAGATACCTGCCTATACCGCTTAAATATTATGGCGCAGATGTATCGGGTAGGTGGAGTGGGGTATCGTTTAATATGCAGAACATCCCTAGAACATCACCTATTAAATCGGCTATACAAGCCCCAGAAGGACACGTTATAGTGGGTGCTGACTTAAGCAATATAGAGCTAAGAGTGAGTTTATATTTTTCAGGACAGCTCGATAAGCTTAAGATTATTGCTGAAGGTAAAGACCTGTATAAAGACTTTGCTGCATCTGCGTTTAAAGTACCCTATGATGAAGTAACAAAAGACCAACGCTTTGTGGGGAAAACCTGCATTGCCGAGGGCACATTAGTGCTAACTAATCATGGTGAAAAGGCTATAGAAAAAGTAACTCTTGAAGATAGGGTATGGGACGGGGTAGAATGGGTGTCTCATAAAGGGGTAATTTATCAAGGGGAAAAAAATGTCATCACTTACAATGGGCTCACCGCTACCGAAGACCACGGTGTATTCACAGAGCAAGGGCCGATTCCTTTCGGGGTCGCAGCATCCAGAATGGAAACCCTTATTAGAACAGGAGCTAGTGGGCGGGCAATACGGGTTAGTGCAGATTATTTCAGACAAAATAACCCGCCAAGGAAAGAGCATCTATGTGTACGTAAAGTGTACTCAATGTGGAATGGAGAAATGGATAAACAAGTCTTCTCTTACTCGGGGGAGGACAAAAGGGTGTCAATCATGCTCCCAAACAAAATCAAAACACTCAGAAACTTTAGGTCGAAGGTACGATGCCATTATAGCCCGATGCCAAAACCCCAAAAACAGGAACTACCCGAATTATGGAGGGCGGGGGATACACTGCGAGTTTGCCTCCCGAATGGAGTTTATTCTATGGGTAGAAAAACATTTACCCCACAAAGACTACAAGGGGGTAGAAATAGACAGAGTGGACAACAACAAAGGATATACAAAAACAAATTTGCGTTTAGCAAATCGGCAGCAGCAAATACAAAACAGACGAAATACTGTGTTTGTGGATTGGAAAGGTGCGTTAATTCTAGCCGCGCTATGGAACGAAAACCCCTACACTCAAATGTCCACGGTTCGAAAGTATGTGCGTTTAGGGTTGACAGGGGAAGACATAATACAACAAGCATGGGAGTCAGTGCACAACAAGCGCAAAAATTGGAAAGTGCTAAAAGCAAGGCTAGAGTCTATGACATATTAGACGCAGGGCCTAGAAAACGATTCACCGCTGGAAATGTGCTAGTCCTAAATTGTGTTCTTGGGCTTGGCTTTGGCACAGGGGCAGCTAAGTTAAGAGAGTCTATTAGAGCTATGTCGGGCACAGATATAGGTGCGGCAGAGGCAACACGCATTGTAGACTTATACAGGGAAGAGTTTAGCGAGGTTAAAAATACGTGGGCTAAGGGGGGGCAAGTATTAAAAGATATGCGCGACAATGTAGCGGCAACCTTTGGCACGATTAACTTACTTGTAGCGGGCAGGAGGGGAGTGTTGTTGCCCTCAGGCCTCTATTTAAAATACCCTGATTTAAAAGAAATGCGCACCGAGACAGGTACGGAGTGGACGTACGCTAGCCATAGAGGTTCGCGCCGTAAGATATATTCTGGAAAAGTTGTGCAAAATTGCTTATCTGAAGGGACATTAGTACTTACTGATTCAGGATGGAAGGCTATAGAGACAGTTACCTTACGAGACAAAGTGCATGATGGGGATTCATTTGTATCTCATAGGGGAGTGGTGTTTCAATCTGTACAATCATGTGTTAGTATAGATGGGGTATTTATGACTCCAGACCATGAGGTATTAACAAATGAAGGATGGAAAACTGCATCATCGAACCCAAGACCTTACAGGCCAGACATTTGGTCTACTCTTAACGACATCTGCGGCGCACTCAAATGGGAAAAAAAGACACTGGAATTTTTTGTGCGCTTGTGGAAATCCCTGCATAAAGTCAGGGAGCGATGTAAAAAAGGAGATAAAAAGGGGAGGGCTTCCAAATTGTGGATGCGCTTCCAAAAGATTAGTAGCAGAAAAAAACCGCACTCATGGAATGAGCAAGCATTTAGCTTATCATGTATGGGACAGTATGAAACAACGATGTGGGAACAAGAATCACAAGGCCTTTGCAAACTATGGGGGGAGGGGAATTTTAGTGTGCGAAGCATGGAAGGTATCATTCGAAAATTTTTGGGAGGATATGAAGGACACCTACAAGGAGGGGCTGCAATTAGATCGAATAGACAACAATTTAGGGTATTACAAAGAGAACTGCCATTGGACAACGCCAAGGCAGAACATGATGAACAAAAGAAACACTATCCGAATAGATGTGCCAACTTTATCAAAACAATCGGGTATAGGGCGTACTACTATATACAACAGATTAAAAGCGGGGTGGCCTTTAGAGGAGTTGTTAAGAAAACCAGACTTCGCGAACAAGAAAGAAAAGTTTACGACATAATGGATTGTGGGCCTTTAACTCGTTTTGTAGTTCTTGGGAAAACGGGGCCTTTTATTGTGCATAACTGTGTGCAGGCTTTAGCAAGGTGTATAATGGGAGAAGCGATGGTGAGAATCACCAAGCGCTATAAGATCGCCCTAACTATCCATGATAGTTGTTATTGTGTAGTTCCTGAAGATGAAGCCCAAAAAGCCTTAGACTTTATTATTGCAGAGCTGTGCAAAGAACCAGCATGGATGCCTGGCATACCACTAGGCGCTGAGGGGGCATTTGGTAGGACATTAAAAGAAGCAGGATAATATGGCAAACCCCCCAGCATGGTCATTTAGTTCAATAAAATTATTTAGTACTTGCCCTAAAAAGTATGAGTCCGAAAGGGTCACTAAGGAAGTAGGGTATCAAGAGACTGAAGCCACCCTGTATGGGGTGCAACTGCACTTAGCTGCTGAAGAATACATAAGGGATGGTAAAGAGATTGACGCTAGGTTTGCTTTTATTAAACCTTACTTAGATAATTTGAATAAAATATCGGGGGAAAAGCTATGCGAATTAAAAGTAGGAATCAAAAAAAATGATGCAGGAAGATTGGAGTACTGTGATTTTGACGATGCTTCTGTTTGGTTTAGGGGTGTGGCAGACTTGGTTATCCTTGATGGAGATAGGGCTTGGATAGTAGATTACAAATCAGGCAAAAGTGCTAAGTATGCGGATATAAAACAGCTTGCCCTTATGGCGGCTGCACTATTTCTAAAACATCCAGAGATTAAAAAGATAAAAACATCCTTACTGTTTGTGGTGTCTAAAGAGTTTATTAAAGAAGACTTCACAGCCGCTAATGGGTTAGACATTTTTAATACTTACAGTGAGCTATTGACTCAAAGAGAAATAGCCTATAATACAGGTGTTTTCAATCCTAAACCTAATGGGCTATGTAGGCAGTGGTGCAGCACTTTAAGCTGCTCCCATAATGGGAAGAATAAGTAATTTGCAAACCCTTGTTAACACAGACAGTGGCAAGGGTGTAAATGGCGGTTATCGGGTGATTGGCCTTACAAATTCCGAGAGTGCGGGTGTGGTAATTTACATTTTTTTTCTCATCACAGGCCGCACTACCCTATATTAATTAGCGAGGTACATAATGAGCAAAGAAATAAAAGAGCTTTTAGTTCTATATAATGACCCCAAGAATAGTTCTAAAGATAGAGAGCATTACGCAGCTAAAGTAATGGACTTATTAAACAAAAAGGTGTTAAGCAGTGACTAAAAAACGTGACTATACTCATGAACGCGCATTAGAAAAAGCAAAGCCTGGTGCCTTTGAAGCTCGCATGGAGAGACAACGCGCTAGACGTGCCTTAGATAAAAAAGGTGTAGATCGTACAGGCAAAGATGTATGCCACGTTAAATCTTTAGCTAAAGGCGGTTCTAATAAAGACGGTACATTTTTAGCCCCCGCTAAAAAGAATAGAACTTTTGCCAGAGATGCTGACGGTAAACCTAAAAATAAATACGACAAGCCAAAATGATAATAAAAACTAGATCAGTAAGACAGTTAGCCAAAGACTCAGGATTAAACGAAGAGCTAATAGAACGTAATATAGACGCTCTGTGTGAGTTCACTTGGCGCATAGCTAAGAGAGAAAGAAAGTACTGCAATAATAAAGTCAGAGGGTGGGTAATGAGCGCTGATATAGTTAAACCGCCCTTGCTTGATCTGTTAAAAACAGAGGACGAAGAAGAAAAAGACTACCTTTAATTAAACTCGATTCATCACCGTAAGTGATTGGCGCATAGGATTATCATGGAAATTATAGACAATAAAGCACTGCTTATCCGTACCCGTAACCCAGATAAAATAACTGACGTTATAGAGCAGTCTAAAGTAATACGGGAAGTACCCGATGTAGGGTACGAAGTCCTTGTTAAATGGACATTAACTAACACCTTTATCTTACACAAACTAGGGTTTAAAAAAGCGCCTTCCCCTATAGAAGGGCAATACGAATGGCCAGGTATGTATAAACCTTTTGACCATCAAAGAACGACAGCTTCTTTTTTAACTTTAAACAAACGAGCGTTTTGCCTGAACGATATGGGAACCGGGAAAACTATGAGCGTAGCTTGGGCGGCAGACTATCTGTTATCAAAAAAAATTATTAGCCGTGTTTTAATTGTTTGCCCTTTGTCTATTATGGACACTGCATGGAGAGCTGATCTATTTAAAACAGCTATGCACAGAAAAGTAGATATAGCTCATGGTTCAAAAAATAAAAGAATTAAAGTGTTAAAGTCCGATGCAGAATTTGTCATCATAAATTATGACGGCATAGAGATAGTAGTTAACGATATAGCAAAAGGTAAATTTGATTTAATTGTATGCGATGAAGCCTCAGCATTAAAAATACCCACTACCAGACGATGGAAAACTTTAAACTCGCTTATCACACCTAATACTTGGATGTGGCTATTAACAGGTACACCTGCTGCGCAGTCACCAATGGATGCTTACGGGCTAGCCAAAATGCTCAATCCTAATTCCGTGCCTAAATATATAGGAGCGTTTAAAGATCAGGTTATGTTGCGGCTAACTCAGTTTAAATACATCCCCCGTACCGATGCACAAGCTACCGTGTTCAAAGTTTTACAGCCCGCTATACGATACACCAAAGAAGAATGTTTAGACTTACCAGAGTTAACCTATGTGGAGCGGGACACTCCTATGACTTCACAGCAAAAGAAATATTATGACATCTTGAAAAAAGAAATGTTATTTGAAGCGGCTGGAGAAGAAGTTAGCGCGGTCAATGCTGCGGTAAAAATGAATAAGCTATTGCAGATTAGTTCAGGGGCGGTCTATAGCGATACTGGGGAAGTAGTAGAGTTTGATTGCTCAGCAAAGCTTAAAGAAATGACGAGCATAATAGAGCAGAGTAGCCATAAGGTATTAATATTTGCTAATTTTAAGCATGGGATCATTACTATAAAAACCCATTTAGATTCACTGGGCATAACGTCAGATATTATTCATGGGGGCATATCAGCTACCAACAGAGCTAAAATAATTACAGACTTTCAAACAACAAAAGATATACAGGTACTGATTATTCAACCCAAAGCCGCAGCTCATGGCATAACTTTACATGCAGCTAACACAATAATATGGTGGGGGCCGATAACAAGCACTGAAACTTATCTACAAGCCAATGCTAGAGTACATAGGGCAGGGCAAAAGAACCATTGCACGGTAGTGCATTTAGTAGGCAGCCAAGTAGAACGGACACTTTATACAAATCTTACTAGTAAAACAGCAGCGCAAACTACGTTACTTGATATGTATAAAAATATAATTGGACAAGCCTGAAAAACTTTGCTATATTTACACCACCTTACGATATTCGTAAGAGACAATCGGAGACCACTATGACAGAAATAACCGCAGACAAGCTAGTATCCATATACATAAAGCTTAGAGACAAACGTGCGCAAGCACTTAAAGCATTTGAAGAGTTAGATACTGAATTAAAGACCCAGCAAGACATGGTGTCTGACAAGCTGCAAGAAATGCTTAAAGAAATAGGTGCAGACAACATCAAAACAAAGCACGGTACGGTGACCCGTACCATAAAGACTCGTTATTGGACTAGTGACTGGGCAAACATGTTCCAGTTTATAAAAGATAACGATGCTATGTACTTGATGGAGCAGCGTATTCACCAGACAAATATTAAAAAATTCTTAGAAGAAAACCCAGACCAATTGCCCATAGGGCTCAACAGTGACAGCAGATATACCGTGTCAGTCCGTAAATCCAAATAGGAGGTAGTAAAGTGATAATTGACGATGTAGTAAACGAGGGCTATGATAACCCCCTCACTGATGACCAGTGGCTAACCACTGTGGAAGTACTCGACTTGCTTAAGGTAAGCAGACAGAAGCTAGCCACTCTCAGAAATAAAGGGCTAATAAAGGCTTATCGTAAAGGACTAAGTGGAAAAAACTTATACAACAAAGCAGAGTTAGCCGATTTAATAATCCAACAAAATACAATTAGGAGCATATAAAATGTCAAATGAAATGTCTTTATTCCGTGAGTCATCAGCGGTAATCCCTGCACATCTACGTACAGGTGCTTTAGATGAACTAACTAAAAGTCTTATGGGTGGAAGTGGTGTAAACAACAAGCGCATTTCTATTAAGGGCGGCATCTTTAGAATGATCGTAGATGGTCAAGAAGTTATGAAAAACGAAGACCGCTCTATGGACTTAGTTATTATTAACGCAGCGCCTAAAACTAGCAGGACATATTATGCAGATACTTTTAAAGAAGGTGAGGTGGTACTACCGTCTTGCTGGTCTAATGATGGTGTTAAACCTGATGCTTCTTCTGAGAAAGCACAAGCAAGTGCCTGTGCAGTATGCCCGCAAAATATAGCAGGCTCTGGTCAAGGTACATCAAGAGCGTGCCGTTTTAGTCGTAGACTAGCCGTAGTGTTAGGGCAGCCAACAGAAGATAGCGATATTTACCAATTGATACTGCCAGCGCAGTCTATCTTTGGCAAAGCGGATAATGGCAAAATGCCTTTAGAAGCCTACGCTAAATTTTTAGGCGGTAATGGGCTAAGTATTTCAAGTGTAGTAACTGAAATTCGTTTTGATACTAGCTCGGCTACTCCCAAGCTGACATTCCGTGCGGTTAAACCTTTGAGCATAGAAGAAATATCTATTGCTGTAGAAAAGGGGCAAAGCCCAGCAGCGGTTCAAGCAGTGTCTAATAATCCTGGCGCAATAGATGGCCAAGCTAAAAAAGATAAAGAGTTGCCTTTTGAAAAACCTGCTGCTCCTTTATTTCGTGAGCCACAACCTGAAGAAGAAAAAGCACCTACCGTTAGAGAAAAGAAGTCAGCACCCGTAGTTAAAGACCTAGCTGACGTATTAAATCAATGGGGCGATGACGAAGACTAAAAACTTTAGTCTAGTGTAAGGGGGCGCGTAGCCCCCTTTTTTACCCTCTAATTTAAACAGGCAAGGTTATGACACGGAGAGAGTTTTTTAATAAGATGTTTGGCCCAACGGGTTACATCAATATAAGAGGTCTGTATTACGACCAGACTCGTGGATTGCCCATATCCAAATTTTTTAGCTCCCTAAATCAAGCCGATGCTTTTATAGGAGAGTTGTTAGAACAAGGCCGCGAGGTGTATTTTGGCACTCCAGCTTTTGTAGATAATACTAAACAAGCGAGCGTATCTAATATCGCTTATCACCGATCATTTTTTGTCGATATAGATTGTGGTGCAACTAAGACATACAAAACTAAAAACGAAGGAGTTAAAGCCCTGTATGAGTTTTGTACGCACGTAGAACTGCCTATACCAACATTAGTAGATTCAGGTAATGGTATCCATGCATATTGGTTTTTAACAGAAGATGTGCCTTATGACTTATGGAAACCCGTAGGTATTGGACTAAAAGAAAAAGCACAAGAGCTGGGCTTTCATGCAGATAATAGTGTTACTGGAGATGGGGCGCGTATTTTACGGGTGCCTGATACTTTCAATACTAAAGACCCACTTAAAAAGAAACCCGTATTAGTTAGAAATGCTTCAGCGCCTATATCTTTTGCAGACTTTTCAGCGAAGATACCGCCTGCTATATCGCATAATAACTTAACATCTGCTGACGAATTAACTAAAAGCTTAATGAGCAATGGCGAGCAGTCGCCTAGTAAGTTTGAAATAATCTTACGTAAAAGTCATAAGTATGTAACTAATCAAGAAAAAGTAAAAACCATTATCACTGATAAAGAGGGTAATGAAGAAGTCAGTTTTAAAAATAAAATATTTGAACGCTGCGCGGGATGCCCACAGATACTAGACGCTTATAAAAATAGAGCTACGTTAGGCGAGCCTATGTGGTGGGCAGTCCTTTCTATTGCCAAAGCATGTACAGACAGTGCTGAATACATACACATAATGTCTAAGGGGCATCCTGGGTATGACGAAGGGTTAACCGAAGCTAAAGCAGATCGCTTTAAAGGGCCACGCACTTGCTTACAATTTCAGCAGTTAGAGCCAGATGGATGCAAAGGATGTCTCCACAAAGGAAAAATTACAAGCCCTATTCAATTAGGGAAATATACAGAACTTGCTACTCCTACGGACAATGTATTAGAAGACGTAGTGCATGAAGGGTTAAAACAGAACGTAACCATGGAAGCCCCTCACACCTATCCTTATGGGTGGGCTAGACGCGCGACAGGAGGTGTCGTCAAGTTATCAATAGAGAACCAAGACGAAGAGGATGCCTCTAATGAGCAGGCGGAAGATGTTATTTATGAAAATGACCTTTGGGTTAAAAAGCGTTTAGACGATCCGCATTGCAGTGGGTCATCGGTACAGATAGTACATATTGCTTCTCAAGGACTCAATGAGCCTAAAAAGGTCATAGAGTTTATTATGCCCTTAACTGATATAGGCAAGAGAGATAGGTGCCAAGAGATATTATCTTTTCATGGTGTTTATAAGGCTATATCCCCTAGAAGCTTAGGGTTACTACAACAATATTTTATGGATTGGATTGAGATGCTGGAGAAAAAGGCGGGTAAGCCAGAACAAGCAAGGGCACAATTCGGGTGGCATGATGATAATACTAGCTTTGTTATGGGCAATCGTGAAATAGCTCAAGGTAAAGGCATACTATTTAGCCCTACTTCTGCCGTTGCAGATGAAGTAACTCCTTTGTATCAGCGCGTGGGGACACTAGAGGTATGGAAAAGTGTAGCTAACCTATATGCTAAAAAAGGTAATGAGGCTAGGGCATTTGGTTTGTTCGTTGGTTTCGGTGCGCCACTATATAACTTTTTAAACTTAGGCAGTATGACGGTGCATCTCACTAACTCAGCTTCTGGTGTGGGTAAAACAACCGTTCAGAAAATGGCGGGTAGTATTTGGGGGCATCCAGAAGATACTCTTATGCTTACCAAAGATACTACTAACGCTAAGTTTCACAGGTTCGGTATACTACGCCATTTGCCCCTACTCATAGACGAGATAACTAATATGGATCCAGACAAGTTAAGTGACTTCGTGTTTGATATATCTCAGAATAAGGGCAAAGAACGTATGTCATCTCATACCAACACCCTACGTAAAAATAAAACTTCTTGGGATACTATCGCTATAACATCAGGCAACAACAGCTTATACGATACACTTAAAAGCCACAAATCTTCTGTAGAGGGGGAAATGTACCGTATTATGGAGATAGCTATAGATGATGATGAGAGCATGACTAAGGAAGAGTCTGACGTGTGGTACGAACGTATACTGCCTGAAAACTATGGTATGGCAGGGGAAGTATATATGGAGTACGTAGTGGAGAATTTACCCGCAGTCATTGCTCGCATGGATGAGATACAACGAGCATTTGATAAACGCGCAGGATTTAAAAGCAAAGCTCGGTTTTACTCAGCATGTTGTGCAGCAGCTTTTACTGGAGCTGAAATATCTAAAAAGTTGGGTCTTCATGATATAGACATCGAGTCTGTAATGCAGTGGGGGGTGCGTACATTAGGCAATATTCAAGACACAGTAAAAGAGTGCAGCTCTGAAGATTCTATGGCAGTGCTAGGGCGGTTTTTAAATGAGCATAATAGAAATGTTATCGTTGTTAATGGGGGCAGTGTAACTATTAATGATCTCATTTTAAATGAGAGGCCTACTAAAGAAGCTATGGGGGCATTAGTTGTACGTGTTGAACCCGATAATAATCACATGTTCATAGCAAAGAGCGCCTTAGAACGATGGTGTGCAGAACGCAGAATCCCAGTGCGTAGTTTTTATTCCGATATAGAAAGTAAGGGTGTTGTGATAAGTATTAAAACGCGCAAGCGGTTAGCTGAGAATACGGAAGCTGCGGGGGTTCCAGTTCCTGTACTTTGGCTAGACTCGTCTAAACTGACTACCGACTATTTACATCATTGACAACGGGGCAATGCGTGGTACTATGGCATTGCGCTTATTAAGTGTTTCTCCGTGGTTCTTGCCCCGCTTTACGCGGGGCTTTTTTACATTCCAGCTTTAACTCTAAGCAAATTAATATTACGAGTAGCCTTACCCATACGCTCTTCTAGGGCATCTAACCTTTGTCTTTTTTCATCTGCGGTTAGGTTAGGATCGCTAACTACTTTAACGTGTTGGGCTCTAAGCGTAGTCATTTGCCTTTGTAAGCTAAGTACTTGAGATCGTGTTCTAAGCATATCTTTATGCTCCGCTTGATACTCTTTAGCTTCGTCAACACGCCCTAAGTCTTTTAGCCTTTTTAAGCTACCCGCAACTTTATTAGATTCTTCTAATAGGTCATAGTAGCTGTCTATTTGGTCTTTATAACGTGGGTCATTAACAAATGATCCTATAATTGGGTTTTTATAAAGAGATTGTGCGGGTCGTTTAACATCAGAGAATTGATCCACAATAGCATCTGTCAGCATTAGGGTTAAGCTGGCTAATGTGCCACCGTAGCCTTTTATTAAATGGTCAGCTTTAATAGGAGCAATAAGTCCTGTAGAGCCTAGCAACTTGCCAAGCTCAGAGGTACTTTCATTAAACTGTAGTGCAGCTTCTTTGTCTTTTAAGTGAGGGCCGATAAGCTCATTACCTGTTAAAAAGCTGTGATTAGTTGCAGCCTCAATTGCGGGTTTGGCTAGTTGTGGCATCATGTTAGGACTTAGCACGGCATTAGCAAAAGAGTTCCACAAAGCGCTCTGTAGTTTAGTCGCGTCCATTGGGTTTTTAGTATCTTCACGAGACACATACTGATACAACATTTCAGGAAACGCTTTATATAAAAACCCAACTTCAGACGCTATAGGAATCTTACCTATTCCAGGAATAACAAGATTGTTGATTTTATCTTTGTCGTTCATTTTTTGGTATTCGTCATCCCCACCTACAGCCATAGCATATACAAAAGATAGTATGGATAGATTCATAGCGGTTCTATAGAACTCTTTTCTAGCAATAGACTTTTCTTTAGCACTAATACCCGTGCCATTCATAGTGTTTAACAACACATCCATTGACTGAATATAAGCGTTCATAAAAGGCACTGTTTGAGCAAGCACCCTAACCATAGGGTCAGCCCCATGACGATTCCAATTTACAATATTCCTTGCTCGATCTTCCGCTAAAATCTTATCGCCAGTTTCTTTTAAAGTCTGTTCGTATATAGCCTTGCGTTGTGCTAAATCAGAAATAGCAGAAATCTCTTCGATTTTATCTAAAAACTTTTGAACCAACGTATTAGCTTCTTGGTTATATTTCCTGTTGATATGCGCTGATAATTCTTGAGGATTTTGAGAATACCCACCAGTAACCCCTGCTCTAGCCATTTCTTTGACTATTTCGTTTTCTCTTCCTTTCAGCATATCTGCGTAAAGGGTAAAGCCGTTCTTGACAACACGCCCCATTAGTTCAAAAGGTTTATTTACCCCTGAGTGTGTTGCCGCTCTTGGAGCATCCTTGGCTATCATAATTACTTGGAACATAGGCAGAGAGGTGACACTCATACGCAGCAATCTACTTGCACTGCCAAACATAGTAATAATAGGATGGGCAATAGGTTCTATGCCTTTTATAGCAGTGACCATTGAAGGATCACTATACTCTACCCATTTTTGCTTACCTTCTATCCATACTGGAGCGGAGTAACTCGCCCTATCTTTTGGCGGTGCGCTATGGTATACAGTGTTACCTTCGTCATCGACTACGCCTAAATCTTCAGCAACTCGTTGGTTAGCGTGATTCCTAAGCCCGCTTTGAATACCCCATGCGACACGCTGCACCATATTAGCAAACACATCATGCACATCTCTATCAGAACCTGTAAAATGCTTTTCAGCATTAACGCCAGCAATACCCATAACTTTAGATCGGTAGCCTGGATTTGTTTTTTCTATGTCGTCAATCACTCTATATAAGGGAACATAGGCAGAATCAGCACGGTATTTATCTGCGAGCTCTTTACTTATAACCCCTGTATTTTCTTGAAAATCGACAATGCCATCTTTAATAGCTTTCCACATATCAGCTATTTGCTTAATCTCAGGATGTCTTTCACCGTATGCTAAACCGCTATCAATAGCGGCGGCTTGTTCAGGAGTCACTTTGACAAGTAGTTTTTTAAGTTTTTCGACCTTACTTTTGGCTGAAGCGCTAGTTCCTAATGCGTCTATTTGCCCTTGTATTTCAGCATTTCTATTTAACAGGTGTTGGTATCTTTGGGCTTGTAAATAAGCAGACGCTGCGTGGTCAGCATCACTACGAGAACCAATACGATCTGCTAATTTTTTATAGAGCGCCTGTAAATTATCTAAGTTGTTAGCATCTTTTTCTATTCTAACAACCCCATCCTCAATAACAGGCCTGCCTTGTTGAGCCGCAGCTAATGTAAATTTTGCTGAGTCTGCTGCTTGATCCATTAGAAAATGCCCACTGATTTCTTTAGTCAATGGGTTAGTCAACGCACCTTTAAAACGCTTTTGATATTCACGTTGGATAGGTGAACCTGAACTAGCTACCTGTGTTCTAAACTTATCTAACCCGCCTTTAAGGTCATCAACTAATTGAGACACGGGGCTTTCAGAAACATATTTACCAGCAGCAAGGGCTCTATCAGTAGCAGAGGTTTTCTTTGCGGGCTTTGGCGTAGCGTAAACTTCTGTAGCCGCTCTTAAGTCGGCATCGTTTTGTGGTGTTTGTATTGAGCTGCGTGTGTCCCCATTACGAGCGGTTCTTTCAGATGTATTTGCTTCTTTACGCAAGGCTTTAGTCGCAAGATGTCGAGCGTCAGCTTCAGTAAGTTTTAAGTTCGCTCCTAATGTGGTACGCGCCCAGTTACGAATAGCAGATATTACCCTACGCACAATAGGTAGGTTAGGCGCTTTCTCTACAAGATAGGCCAGTGCTTCTTCTGCGTGTAAATGAGCGGGGGTATCTTTAGGTATAGCCGCGCGAGCTGCATCAAATGCTTTACCTTGGTTAGTCATAGCTTGATTCTTAATATTTTCCCAAACTTTAGACCCTACCATTTTTTCCATACCGACATGCACGCCCATTTCATGCAGAGCAACATTCTGTATAGTTTCGGGGGTAAGTTTATTAGCAACGTAATGAGTAACACCATCAGCAGTAGTCATACCTTGCACGTTTGCAGGATGATTTTCACCAGGCAATGTTTCTTGTGTATCATGCATAACGGCTTTGCCAGAAGCAACAAGCTTCTTCATTTCAGGAGATAATGATCCAGCTAATGATTCAGAAGTGTGAGGCGTAGCACTTTCTGTTGGGGCTATTGAGTATGTGCTTTCAGATGGAGTTCTAGCTTTTTTAATTTCGGCAACTACTTTTTGGGCAAGACTATTTTTGCCAAAAGTTCCGTAAGAGTCATTAAGAACTTTGCTAGAGAATAGGCTCATTATAAAATCGTCTTTACTAAAACCTTTTTTACTAAAACTTTCTGGGACGTCAAGTTGGTTGCTATTAACTAAGTCTTCAATTCTTTTTAATTCGTCATCTAATTTTTGTATAGACAATGTTTTTAAACGTAGTTTTTCAGCAAGTTTATTTGCAGAATTGGCATTTTGTTTATATTGTGATATTATTTTTTGTCGCTTGCTTTCATTGATATTTTCAATAGACATGGCCCCTTTATCTGAGTAAGGGTGGTATTTATCTTCAAAATCAATAATATTTGTATTTTTTTTATATTTTTTAGCCGCTAATTCTTCGGCTCTTTTTAATTCAGAATCAGCGTGATTGTCTAAAAAAGAAACAATGTTGTTTCGTATAAGATCATTTTTTTGTTTTTCTTCCTCAGCCCCTTTAAACAAATCTTCATTAAATAAATCAAATACTGCTTGCTCTTCGGGTCTAACAGCTTGCGCTTGTTCTTCAGGTTTTGCTACTTGTCCTTCAGGTTTTATTACCTGCTCTTCTGGTTTAACAGCTTGGTTTAGTTTTCCTTCTTCACCAAATACCGACTCTTGTTTAGGAA